TTCCAGATGATTGGCAGGTGGGGCTTATAGTCGGTGGTTCTGGCACAGGCAAAACCACGATTGCAAAAGAGTGTTTTAAAAATGCTTACTTTTGCGGCTATGAGTATACAGATGATGCTGTGATAGATCAGATGAACGCCAAAGCATCAATCAAGGATATCGAGAAAACATTTACCGCGGTGGGCTTTAGTTCACCGCCCAGTTGGCTTAAGCCGTACGCGGTATTATCCAATGGCGAAAAGATGCGCGTGGACTTGGCAAGGTGCTTACTGGATGATAAAGATTTGATTGTTTTTGATGAGTTCACAAGCGTAGTTAACAGGGAGTGCGCCAAAACCACAAGCCTTGCAATCCAAAAGGCGGTGCGTAAGAGCGGCAAGCAGTTTATTGCTGTATCCTGCCATGATGATGTTATCGAGTGGCTAATGCCAGATTGGATATATGACACCGACCAACAGCGTTTTTTCTCACAAAGGGAAAGTACAACCGCCCAGAAATCAAACTTGAAATATACAGGGTTGACAATGCAGTTAAAGACGAGATTTGGAACGTATTTAGAAAGTATCACTATCTGAACACTGATTTGCACAAAGGGGCCGCACAGTATGTTGGTATCCTTAATGGGCGGCTTGTATGCCATACGGGTATAATACAATTTCCCCTGCGCAAGGGCAAAAAGAGGGTGCACAGGCTAGTGGTATTGCCAGATTATCAAGGCATAGGCATAGGCACGGCTTTTATTAAGGCCATCGGTGATATTGTCGAGGCACAAGGCTATGAACTTAATCTTACGACTACCACACCAAGCCTTTTATATGGCTTGCTTAAGAATAAGCACTGGATACTGGCAAGATATGGCAGAGAAAAAAGCGGCATGAACGGGTACCAGAGATATGGCAAGCAGATGGCCCACTTAAAGAAAACTGTTTCTTGTAACCGCGTTACTTATAGCTTTTGGTACAGAGGTAATGCATGAAAAAGGCAGGGTATAAAAAGAAAATCATAAAAATGTGCCAAGAGGCAGGCACCTATGCGCCATATTTTGATATGACGATTGATATGCTTGCATATATCCTTGAGATTATAGATGATGCCACAAGGCAGTATAAGGCCAGCGGCGGCAATCCTGTAATAGCACACGTTAACAGGGCAAAAGAAAAGAATCTTGTTAAGAATCCCGCTCTGGTAGTTATAAACGAGCTATCAGCTACAGCATTATCATACTGGCGCGATTTAGGACTAACACCCAAGGGCCTTAAGAGCCTTGGCGAGAGCATAACGAAAGAGGATGCCGATGGGCTAGAGAATTTCTTGAGTAATCTAGGAGTTTAATACATGAGGGGTAAACAGTTCAAGGAAGTAGCAATTAAATACGCTAACGATGTTATCAAGGGCGATATTATTGCTTCTGACGATGTAATCAACGCTTGCAACAGGTTCTTAAGCGACCTTAAGCGCGATGATCTTGAATTGCGATGCACACAACCAGATGCCGCGATATCAATTATCGAGGGTATGTTTGTACATAGGCAAGGCGAAAGCGTAGAGGGCGTACCACTTATGGGTACGCCTTTTAAATTACAGCCATGGCAGATATTTATTATCTATAACCTGCTAGGGTTTTGGTATAAGGGCACTGAGGAAAGGCGCTTTAAGCAATGTCTGATTTTTTGCGCAAGAAAAAACGGAAAAACGAGCTTTATCGCAGGGCTATCCATGGCCGTTGCCATCATACAGCGCAAATCTGGATCCAGAATTTATGTTGTTGCGGCGGCACTTAAACAGGCCCTAGAAAGCTTTAACTTTATCCTGTTTAGCCTTAGGTACAATAAGCTCATTGATAAATTCACGGTCAAGGATAGCTATGTTGAGCATAGCATCAAGTACACCTTTACAAAGGGCGGCAAACCAGATGGCAGTATAGAGATACAGATACTTGCGAGTAATCCAGATGCACAGGATTCCTTTAACTGTAACTTTGCTATAGCTGATGAGTTGGCGGCCTATAAAAAGCCTGCGCAGTACAACAGGTTTAAAGAGGCCATGAAAGCTTATACCAATAAGCTCATGGTAGGTATTACTACTGCAGGTGATAACATGAACAGCTTTGGTTATGACCATATGCAGTATGCAGTAAAAGTTGCCGCAGGCCTTGTGCAGGATGATAGCTTTTTTAGCTTTGTATGCAGGGCTGATGTTGATGATAAAGGCAACTGCGATTATACCAACCCAATACAGCATCAAAAGGCCAACCCAAATTACGGGGTAACGATAAGGCCGCAAGAGATCATGAACGATGCCTTGCAGGCACAAAATGATCCAAGGATGCGCAAGGACTTTTTAAGCCGTAGCCTTAACGTATATACAGCGGCCATGCGCGCATGGTTCGATATCGAGGAATTTAGGGCAAGCGATAAAAAGTACAATTGGAGCCTGCAAGAGCTTGCAAAGCTTGGCATTAACTGGTATGGCGGTGCTGATTTATCAAGGTTGCACGATTTAACGGCGGCGGCGCTCTTTGGTACCTACAATGGCGTGGATATCATCATAACCCACGCATTTTGCCCTGTAGTTATGGCGGTACACAAAGCTGATGAAGATAACATACCGCTTTACGGATGGCAGGATGATGGTTGGCTTACTATGAGCAATACGCCAACGGTCAATGTATCCGATATCGTTAACTGGTTTAAGCAAATGAGGGCCATGGGGTTCAAGATAAGGCAGGTTGGCCACGATAGAAAGTTTGCAGGGGAAGAGTATTTCCCACTGATGAAGGGTGCAGGCTTTAATATCATAGACCAACCGCAGTATTATTATCTCAAATCACAGGGCTTTAGGCACATAGAAAAGGCGGCCAAGGATGGCACGTTATATTATCTGCATTCAACCGCATACGAATACTGCGTAAGTAATGTGGCGGCGGTAGAGAAAACGGATGATGCAGTGCAATACGAGAAAGTTGAACAGACACAGCGAATTGATTTATTCGATGCGTCTGTTTTTGCTTGTATACGTTCAATCGCAGACGGCGAGAAGTCGAAAGCGGCAAAATCTTGGTGGGGCGAATAAATGAGCAAAAAAAACAAAAACAGGAATATCCAACAGAAAAGAGATAACACAACGCCAAGCCCTATAGCGGTATGGCTATCAGATGGCGATACGCTTGCCTGCGCGGGGTACACAAACCTTGCAGATAATCCAGAGATTATGACGGCTTGCCACAAAATTGCTGAGCTTATAGGCTCTTTAACAATTCATCTGATGGCCAACACGGAAAAGGGCGATCAAAGGATAATTAACGAGCTATCACGCAAGATTGATATTGACCCAGAAATGCATATGACACGTACCACATGGATGCAGGCAATTGTTATGAACCTGCTTTTGTACGGCAAGGGTAACAGCATCGTGGTACCGCACACATATAACGGGTACCTGCAGAACCTAGAGCCGATAAGTGCCGATAGGGTGAGCTTTAAATACATTGGGTACAGGGATTACAAAGTAATGGTTGATGGCAAGGAGCGTAGCCCAGATAGCCTACTGCACTTTGTATTTAATCCAGATAAAACCTACTTGTGGAAGGGCAAGGGCCTTACGGTATGCCTTAAGGATCTTGCCGACAATCTTAAGCAGGCGGCAAAGACCGAAAAAGGGTTCATGGAATCCAAATGGAAACCAAGTGTAATTGTTAAAGTCGATGCTTTAACAGAAGAGTTTTCAAACCCTTCAGGGCGGCAAAAGCTACTGGATAGCTATGTAAAAAGCGCAAATGTTGGTGAGCCGTGGCTTATACCTGCACAGCAATTTGACGTGGAGCAGGTAAAACCGCTTTCACTGGCAGATTTGGCCATATCGGATACAGTTGAGATTAACAAAAGGACGGTTGCGGCAATACTTGGCGTACCGCCCTTTTTGCTTGGCGTAGGCGAGTATAACAAAGAGGCTTGGAACAACTTTATCCAGAACACTATTAAGCCCATATGCATATCAATACAGCAGGAGCTTACAAAAAAGTTGATCGTAAGCGAAAAGATGTACTTAAAATTCAACGTACTATCACTGCTTGATTGGGATATCAAGAGCATTTACGAGGTATTTGGCGGCCTTGCCGATAAGGGCATAGTTACGCCAAATGAGGTGCGCGATAGGGTTGGTATGACACAGCTCGAGGGCCTTGATACGTTGCGTATCTTGGAGAACTACATACCTGTAGATGATATTGGCAATCAAAAGAAATTAAATAACGGGGGTGGCACAGATGAGTGATGTTAGACAACTTACCAATGTGATGCGCACAGCATCAACAAAATTCAATACAAGGGATGAGGACGGCAAATTATCAATCGAAGGATATTTTGCCGTTTTTGATAGCGTTTATCAGATTGCCCCAGATATGAGCGAATCAATCGCCGTGGGGGCTTTTGATAATACATTATCTGGCGATATAAGGGCGCTTATCAACCATGACACTACTTTGGTACTGGGCAGAACCAAGGCAAACACTTTGCAGTTACGCACAGATAGTCACGGTCTATGGGGGCACATCGATATCAATCCGAACGATAGCGATGCCATGAACCTGTATAACCGCGTACAGCGTGGCGATGTAGACCAGTGTAGCTTTGGTTTTGACATCCTAAACGAGGAAACCGACTTCCGCGAGGATGGCAGTGTTCATTGGACTATCAAAGAGGTAAGGCTTTATGAGGTATCGCCGTGCACATTTCCTGCCTACGAGGAAACGCATATAGCCGCAAGGGCTAAAGAGCGTGATGAGCTTGTTAAGCGTAAGAGCGAGGCATGGAGAGAAAAGATGCTTAAAAAGCTGAAAGGAGAAAACGAGAATGCTTAAGGTACTTTTACTTAGGAAAAAGCTTGATGTTGCCAAAAAAGCCCTTGAAGCACTGAGGGCAAAAGATGCCGAGTTCGCAAAGCGTGAGGCTGAGCTTGAGCAGGCGATCAATGAGGCGGCTGATGCCGAGGGTGATGGCGCTGAAGAAGCGCAGAAAGTCGTTGAGGAAGAGGCTGAGAAGTTCGATGCCGAGAAAACAGAGCATGAGGCGGCTAAGAAAACTCTTTCAGACGAGATTGCCGAGATGGAAACAGAGCTTGCTAAGCAGGAAGGTGAGCAGGATACAACACAGCCTGCAGAGCCTACAACAGAAAC